AGAGTTTCTAAACAAGATGAAGAATTAATACGATGTACTTCTTGCGGTAAATTCAAATATAAAAAAGATTATTATGTTAGTTATAATGAAAATCATGCTAGAACAGGAACTTTACCATATTGTAAAACTTGTATAAAAAAAATGTGTAATGATAAATTTAACAATATAGATAAAGAGAAAACTTTGAGAATGTTAAGGACAATAGATAGACCATTTATAGATATGATGTGGCAAAAGGCTTTGTCAAAAGGTGGGGCTAATGTTATAGGAAATTACTTAAGGTTAATTAATTTACAACAATATAGAGATATGAAATGGCTTGATGGAGATTTAGATATGTTAGATAAAAAAGATGCTAATATTAAGCCTACTTTAACTGATATAAAAAATGTAGAACCAATAAAAACAGAAATAGAAAAGTTTGAAGATTTTCAGGTAACTAATGATATTATTGAGTTATTTGGAAATGGATACACTGAAGAAGAATATTATTATATGTGGAATAAATATAATTTTTTACGAGGTAATTATACAGAACAGACAAGTATGCATACAGAAGCATTAGTCACCTATGTTAGATATAAAGTAAAAGAAGAAATGGCAGTTGCTGCGGGAAAGCCTACTGAGGCTAAGACTTGGGGAGAATTAGCAATGAAACAGGCGGATAAAGCTAAAATCAACCCTAACCAATTAAGTAAAGCTGATTTACAAGGTGGGTTATCTACAATAGGTGAAATAGCACAAGCCGTTGAACAAAATATAGACATTATACCAATATTGCCACAATTCAGATATAGACCAAATGATGCGGTAGATTTTTGCATATGGAATTATATAAATTATGCAAGAAACTTAGAAGGGAAACCCTTGGTTGAGTATAAAGATGTTTATAAATTTTATGACAAAATGCGTGAAGATTATATTACTAGCACAGGAGACCCTTATGGTATTTTTGATGGTGACCCTACATTAAATAATAGAGGTAAGGTTGAACAATTTATTAAGTTGCCAGATGAATACTATGAAGAAGGTGATAAAGACTAATGGCATATATTCATGATTTTGAAAGAGAAGATACTAAACATAGAAGGTTTTCAGGAACACCTACAAGTAATTATGAGTCTTGGGACAATCCTACTGTCACTGCTAGTAATGATAGTCAAAAAAGTTTTTTTGAGGCACATATAAGACAATATACAGAAATGATAAGTTTCTTCAGATGGTATCCAGATTTATTTTTAGATATGATAAGACCTGAAAAAGGTGGAATAAATTTACATTTTGACCAAAGAGTATATTTAAGGTGTATATGTAGATTTTCTAGTGTTTATGGAGTATTCCCTAGAGGATGGCGGAAAAACGTGGGGAGAAGTAATATCTATGTTTATTATAGCTGTTCTTTATCCAGGGGTAACTATGGCAATGACTGCACAAACAAAGGCAAATGCAGCTGAATTGTTAAAGGATAAATATGATGAAATAACTAGACAATATCCATGGTTTAAAAATGAAATATTAAAGGTAAGGTCAGCTAAAGATGATTTTGAGCTTTCTTTTGTTAATGGTTCAAGAATAGATGTGTTAGCAAATGCACAAACAAGTAAAGGACAAAGAAGAAATAGAATACAGATAGAAGAAAGTGCTTTAATTGATAATTACACTTTTGAAGATGCTCTTAAACCTATTGTAGAAATTGGTAGAACGACACAAGGTAAATTAGGCACTACTGACCCATTGGAAATAAATCAAGCAATTTCTTTTTTTACTACTAGCGGCTTTCGTCGGTTCGGACGAGTGGTCAAGAAGTGTACAAATGTATAAAGATATGGTAGATTTAAAAGGTGATATGGTACTTGGTTCAGGTTGGATGCTTGGTTGTTGGATGGGTAGAGGTTCTAATAAAAGCCAAATTCTAAAAAAGAAAAGAGATACTGGTTCAGTAGCTTTTGCAAGAAATTATGAGGAAAAATGGGTAGGAGCAGTGGATAATCAACTTGTTGATGTGCAAAGATTATTAAGGACAAGAACTTTAACTAAACCTATTGATGAAGACATAAAAAATGAGAGAGAAATTATATTAGGTGTCGATGTTGCACGTTCTGCAAATAATGCTAACAATAAAACTATTATTAGTGTTATAGAAGAGCATCACGCAGATAACGGGTTAATTAAGCAATTAGATTTAATAAATATGTATTTAGTTTCAAATACTTTAAGTTTTAGTGCGCAAGCTTGTCTTGTTAAAAGAATACAACAACAGTTTACAGCTAAGGTAGTTGTAGTTGATACTAACGGATTAGGTAATGGATTGAGAGATGAATTGTTGCGACCTAATGTTGATGTTCAGACTGGTGAAACTTATTTACCATGGGATGCCATAAATGGTGAAATAAGGTCAGAATATAGAGAAGCAATACCTATATTATATGCATTGAATTCTCAAAATAAAGATGAAACAAAAAAAGATGGAAGAATTAATAGTTATGCTATTATTAATTTTATAGATTGTATAGAAAGTCAAAAGTTAAGATTATTAGAAGAAAGAAAAGATAACAGTTTTGACCCAGGAGATATAGACCAAGTAGAAGCATTTGTACCTTTTGCTCAAACAAATGCTTTAGTCGAGGAAATAACAAATTTAAAATTAAAACATTTAACTAATGGAGAAGTTACAGTCGAAAAAGTTTTAAGTAAAATTGATAAGGATAGATTTTCTAGCCTTATTTATGCGTTATGGTGGGCGATGGCTTATGATAATGCATTAATAACAGATAATAGAGATTTAGTCATGACAATTGCTAGAATGAATAGTATAGGAGCTCATAGAAGTAGCTCATTAAATAAATTATTTCAATAATGGGAGGGGTGAATAAATGGCTAAAAAAAAATCTAATAAAAAAGTATCAAATAATGGTACAAAAGAAATACAATCAAGTAAAATGGCAACCCCTGAACAAATTGAAACTTTAGAAAATTTTGTAAAAACATATTCAGCTGATTTATCTAAACAGTTAAGAAGATTGGATTTAATAACTCAAATATCAAGTAATAAAGGGCAATACAATCCTGTATTATCAGAACAATATGTAAATGATGCAAATTTTAACCCATCTAAAGCAAGTTCTCACGAAATATCTAGGTGGCTTATGTCTCCACAATATTTTGATGCAAATATTAGACATTTAAGTCAATATTTAGAGAATGCAGTTGGACAATATGGAAGAGCTGTATGGTTTTTAAATACAGAAAAATCTTTTAATTATTTATTAACTCCAGCAGATGCTGATAACAAAGATATGATAAATAGTAAAGAGTATATGAATAGTTATAATACGGCATTAAATACTTTAAGAAAGATGAATATAAAATATCAATTTCCTAAAATGGATTTGCAAGTAATGCAGGATGGAGTAGGTTTTTATTTTATACAAGAAACTAATGATACTATAACATTTTTACAGTTACCTACAGATTATTGTTATATTACAGCACCATGGACATACGGATGGTTATTTGCTATTGATTTAACATATTTTGATAGATTAGTTGGAATGCCAGAAATGTTACCAGAACTAACTGAGGCTTATAGAGTATTTGTAGAAAAAAGAGAAGCAGGTTATACAGGAGAGAAATTGGCTCCTTTTCAATACTATAATTTACCACCAGAAAAGTCTTTCTGTTTGACATTTGACCCAAACAGAGCTGATAAGACTCCTCCACTAACAGGTGCTATGGGAGCTTCTTTAGATGTGTTAAGTTATAGAGATTTGTTAAAGAAGAAATCAGTATTGGATTTATGGAAATTAATTGCTATGAAAATTCCAATTGATAAACAAACAAATAAAATGCAAATACCTTATGATGAGGCTGCTGAATTAATAGCAATGATAAAAGAACAAATGCCTGAAAACATAGTTGCTTTTGCTACACCTTTTGATGCACAAGAGGTTGCGGCAAATCAAGTAAACACTATGGATAAATTAGTAGATTTGGGAGATAATAATGTGTTTAGTGCATTAGGAATGGGTGCTGCAATGTTTGGAAAAGAAAATAAGAATGCAGGACAATTAAAAATATCTTCTCAAATTTCATTTGATTATTCAGCTACTCATATGTATTCTCAATTTGCAAATTTAGCAAACTGGATAATTATGCAAAAAACTAGAACTTTTAAATGGAAAGTAACTTTTTTTGGAAATAAAATGGATAAAGATAAAGAAATAGATAATGCTTTAAAATTAGTTACAAGTTCTAATTTCCCTGTTGAATATTTAATGGCTAATACAGGATTTGAACCTTTTGAGGTTGCTAGTTTTGTAAACTGGGCAAATAAATTAGATTTAAAATCAAAAATGAAACCATTGCAATCAATGAATACAATGTCAAATAAACCAGGAAATGAAGGCGGAAGACCAGAGAAAGATATTGGTGATATGCAAGACAGTGGTGAAAAAAGTAGAGAATATAAAGACAATAGGGTAGGTGAAAAATAGAATGTTTATAGATAACGAAAAAGAATTAAAAGACGTAAAAAAATATACTTGTGGTTCTCCTAATCTTCGTAAATTTTTAGAACAAAATGGATTAGCTCCAGTTTATTCTTATCAATTAAACAAAGAAAGAAAGAACCGTACTATGTGGGTATTTATTATGACAGATGAGTTATCAAAATTATTAACTCAATGGTCTAATAATAAGCCTTCTAATAAAGTAATATAATCTAGGAGATT